CCACTACCTGCTCCATCTAACATTACAACGGCTGTTTTACCAGCAGCAATAGTTACATTAGCACCAGAGCCTTGAGATATAATAATATTTTGAGAGCCACTTGTAGCATTTTCAATAATTTGAACACGCTTCATGGTATTTGGACCAATAGTTATAGTACAAGCTGAATCTAATGTGCCTGTGTATTTAAGATACATGGCACGACCTGCATCAGAACTTCCATCTGCTACAGTAGTAGTATGAGTATCAGCATTAGTTGTTATAGCTTCAGTACCATAACCTAAAGCCTCTCCAATTAATTCTAAGTTGGTATTTGTAGTTGTACCCCATGTACCACTAGCATCACCAGTACCCATTTCATTGAGTCTTAAATTATTTACATATGTACTTGACATTTCTTACCTCTTGTTTTTAAGCAACTTCACTCCAATTTGGTGTTTGCGAAGTGCTTATTGTTGAATAATTTGGTGTTTGGGATGTGTCAACTAATCCCCAAACATTAACCCCTCCTAAACCTGATGTTGTTAATAACCCTGTTATATCTACATCTGCTGCTGCTGTAGGAGTAACTGAACCTAATGAAGATGTAGCTGCTCCAAGTGTAATAGGTAATATATTATTACTAATAATACTTTCATCACCTAGACCACCTGTAGATGTAACTGCAGTTACACCAACGATAGCAACTGCTTGTACAGCCATTGATCCAACTGCACTTGTTCCTGATTGTCCTGTTACTGGTAAAACATTAACTGTAACTAATGATTCGTTACCTAATGCAGTTGTACCTACAACTCCTGTTTCTGCTACATTGGCTACACCTGTAACTGTAAGAGAGCCTACTGCAGAAGTTCCTGCTACACCTGTTTCTATAACAGGTACAGGATTACCCCATGTTCCATCTCCCCATGTAGATCGACCCCAACCAGTTATATTAGCCATAAGCTAAATTACGCTATTCTTATAATTGCGTTAGATGCGTCTGCTGTAGGAAATTGAATAGTAAATGCACCTGCTGTAGATGTTTTATCGCCACCAAAATCAAAGACGGCAACACAAGGATCACCTGATGCTGTGTCATTATAGATCATACAACCTCTAGCTGTAACAGTTGCAGTTCCAAAAGTAAGATCAGCAAAGTCTGTAAATGCAGTTGTGCTTGAACTTGTAGGATTTACATTAGTCAATGCTGCACCACCAGCAGTATAGTTTGTTCCAGATGCTTCTTGGTTTGTGCTGTAAGCTGTTGTAGCTGCACCCATTGTTGCACTTGAAGTATACAAAGCTAACTTAAAAGAGTTTCCGCCTGATGCTAAAAAATTGTGTTTAGCCTCAAGAAGTTCTTTTTTAAAGCTAGTTGCCATTGCTTGTGTTATCGCCATTATAGTCTCCTAATAATATTTGCTAAGTCTTTATGACCTTGTTTTTCTAATTCATTACATACTGTGCAAATGTGGTTTTTAATACCTTCTTTTACATAATATGTAATAACCATTTTTGTTCTATCTCTAAAAGCATGAGCCTGTGCTTTTACCATAGGGTCAGCATTATCGCTTATAGAAATTATTTTATCTGTTGCCATTTCTGCAATTTCTTCAGGCGTATGCCCTCTATTATGAGTTGTTTTAACTCCTAAGTCACCTATCGCAATTTTAAATTCATCTGTATGCATTAATACTTATTTGGTTCAGTTGGTTCGTTTAAGTTTAAATCTTTTCGATTAATTATGCCAACAGGTTTAACTTTTGGCTCTAATTGCATTTCTGAAAGATTACATACCTTCATACCTGCACCATTTTGGTAAGATACTTTAGGATCATCTAATCTATGATAACCATAAAGTTTTTCTTCAAAACCTATATCAGTATCTAATAGTGTTGATCGTGGTGCTACTTCTATTTGCATACCAGCATCAATACATTTAGATAACCAAAACTCAGTACATGATCTACCAGCTTCTGCAAAATGCATATTGCTTCTGTAAGTAAAATCTATACCAAATAAAGATATTTTTTTAACTTTACTCCATAAAGCATAAGCTATTGTATATGGAATAGTGTTATTAAAATAAGAACAACCCAAATCACCTACAATAGATTCTATTGGATATTCTACTGCGGTAGGAACTCTATCATCTAATTCACAAGTATAGATAGGAAACTCGCACTGAGGTAAGTATTTACGCATCATTGGAGTCATAGTTCCAGCATCTTCGGTATCTAGAAATCTACTCATAGGGTCTAAAATAAAAGCTCTATCTATTCTAGGTAAAACACCTATCATTGCATTTATTGCCCACACTTCATCAAATTCTACGCTATGTGTTTGTGCAAGATGAAAGTCTATTTGACTTTGACCCATAGCAACTATTGCTATATTTGTACCTTCTAATTCTTTTATAGGCATTTGTTAAATATTATGACCTTTGTATTCTATGAACATCATCTCTATATTGATCAGTTGTATTTTCGCCTTCTCCAAGATTTTTTAATCTTGCAATAGCATCATTATATCTTTGATTATAAACAGTAAGCATATCTACTTCACCTTTCATATAGATGTATCCTTCAAGCAAACAACCATATAACAATGCATTTGTTGCATATGTAGATAACCATGTTGTTCCTGAATCTTCTCCTGCGGTAATTGAGGTGGGTTTATAAAAATAATGTAACTCTACAACATAAGATGAATCTGGCGTTGGTCCAACAATAAATGATGCATCATCAAATAAAGCATAATGTTTTGGTACGCTTGTTGTTGAAGCATTAGGATATGCCTCTCTTATAAAGTTAACATCTTTAAATAATAAAAATTCTTGACTATCTGAATTAGTTATAGATAGAGAAAAATTATCTAAAAAATCACTTGGAGTAGAAAGATATTGATTTCCTGAAGTTAATGTTCCTGTAACATTTTTTCTAAAATCAGGCAGTTTTACTGCTTGTAATATTCTATCTTCAGCTTGTTTAATAATATTTGATATATCAGAAACAAAAGTAGTTTCTGTATTTTGTAAATAATTTTGTATTAAAGATTTAAGTTCTGAATATGTCATTTATCCTGTAGAAACGGTTATTGTTCCTATTTCTCCTGTTATATCTAAACC